GTTCAGGTTGCGCCATCTCGATTAACCCGCCGTTTTGAGTAGCTTCTAGCTCCTCTTCAACGTCGAAGTCATCACCAAGGATTTCACCTTCGCTGAGCTGATCGAGGAGTGTCTTCTGCGTGATGGTGCCTGCTGTATAAAGCTGCAGCAGGGATTGGATTTCTTGCGGTTCAAGGCGTGAGCCAAGGAAGTCTCGGTTGACATAGCTGCTACCAGCTTCAGGGATATTGAGATACTGCGCGTGATAGACGAGGCAGTTGTCGATCAGATCCTGCATGTTTTGAGCGATCACCATCATGGTGCTGTCGCCTTGACTGCGGTCGATGCGTTTTGCTTCCGCAGTTTCAGCCGATAGCTTCTGACCGAGCACAGCAGACAGACCAAGCTCGTTGATCTGGTAGGCGATCTGCTCTAGGCGCTTGAACTGCGCTTCAAAACTGTTACCGCTGGGTTCGATGTACTCTGCACGCCCTTCTGACGGGAAGGCGATAGCTTCACCAGGACCAGCAGATACTTCCTCAGCAGCAGATGGGAAGCCGAAAAATGCCAGCATCGGCACGGCACTGATGTGAAGCTGATTGTCTAGATCGGATTGGATCTGATATGCCTTGAGGTTTAGCTCCGCGATGTCTTCCATCGGCGGGCGAGACTCCATGAAGTTGATGCGGTTGGCGTAGGCAACGCTGAATGGGATGGCGTCTAGCGTTGTGGTGCCACTGTCGAAGATCTCAAAGCCGCTGGTCTTTTCATCGCGGCGGTGAATCTCAAAACCGCCAGGGGTTAGCACCCTAACCTGCTCAACTTCCTTTTCGCCGTAAAGTCCATCGGGCACTACAACTCGCTCCATCAGGCGAAGCTGGCTCAGTTGCTGTTGCCCATCTTTTAGTTCAGTGCGCCAGCCCAAGATGTCACGCGGCGTATAGCTAACCCAATACGGTCTTCCGTTTTCACCAGCAGCAGGTGCATCCACAAGCACACCAACATGCCCGTAACGCACCATTTTGCGTGCGGTTTCATAGGTCCAAACGTTAAGGTCGTTGCCGAGCAGGTCCACATCAAATAGCTGTTCGCGGACCAGATCAGATACATCGTTTAACCTGACCGGCTTACGCGTCAACATGCCAGCCAGCATCCGCTCTAGCCGGACGTAATACGGTGCAAGAACAGAGCGAGCAAGCCTGTTGTCGTAGGACTCGTCTAGCTCGCGTGGTTCCTGCGGAAGGTAACGGCGATGGCGGCGCCGCATTTCATAGGTGCCGCCAATCAGGTCTTCAATCAAGATCCAGTGCGGTTCTTGATTGCGCCAGGCAGCATTGGGATCATTGACCTGCGCGACGCGGCTGGTCAGTTGGCGGTCGTAATGACGAAAGCCGGTATAGGTCATGATCGCGCAGGCTATACCTCAGTTTATGTCATGCAATAACCAGACTCGCAGCCGTCTTGCTCATCAATCCACTCAGGGAATAATCCAAGCTGATCAGGGATGGCTTCATTGATTGGTAGCGCCTTGCGTGCGCCAATGCCGCTGATATAAACAGGATCCTTTTCTAGGGCAGTACGTTTTTCGTTAAGCATTTTCTCTAGCTCTGCTGTAGCGGCAAATAGCTCTGGCTTCTCTCGCCGCATTGTGATCCATTGATCAGTGGTCTTGTACGGACAGAACCAGCAACTTGACTTTGGCGGCTGCTGTAAGCCTGCTTCACGCACAATCCGCAGGCAATCACTTCGGCTGATGCCAAGCTCAATCAACGGGTACGCGCTGGTGTAGCCGTCTGATTCACGGCTTGGCGTTGCTCGATGCGGTTCGTCTGTGCTGATGCCCTTACCAAGCGTGCAGTTTGGTGCGTTGCGCTTGATCCATTTAGCGATTGGCTTGATCTTGAACTCGACCGTACAGTTTCTATTTCCTGGTGAGCCATTGCTCATGCGTACGGGGATGTCTATTGATCTAATTGGCCGATAAAGCTGATCCAGCAAATCAACCGCAGATCCATCTTTACGCTGGCGCTGTACATCAACCCATGCGATGCCGTGCGCTGCAGCGTAAGGCTTGAGCACTTCGGCGATGTACCTGATGGTATCTGGCGATTCTGCTTTGTCGCCGACATTAGCAAAAACAAAAGTGCGGTAGGGAATCCTGTCCTGCGCAGCCAAGACTAGGCACGCAGTTGACTGGACTCCACCACCGCACGAGAAAACGTATTGCACTAGGTCAAGCAGCGACAGGCTCGCTAACAGCAGCAGACAAGGTTACAGACTTGCCGCGTACTTTGATCTCAAACTCATCGCCAGGCTTGAAGCCCATTTCCTGAACGTAACCTTCACCGATGGACAGTTTGCCGTTGAACTGCACTTTGGTTTTGTAGGTCAAGCTGCGACCACGCTTAGCGGCGGGCTTCAGTTCAAAACCTTTCGCTTCGAGGAGTGCTTCGTAGAACTGGGTGAAGCAAAGCTTGTCGCCTTTGACGTAGCCACACTCGCGGACGAGATCAGACTTGTTCATATCGCCGCATTCTTTGACTTTGGCGAGCAGTTCGGAGCCGGTGAGCATTAGTAGGGTAAAACCTGGACGCCGCTGAGTATAGCCTTAATACAGCCTGACGCCAGTACCTCTGCCAGCACCAGCGTGAAGTGGGTTGAACTCGCGCCAGACTAGGTAGCCGAGGGCGTCATTCATGTGGTCATGTCCTGCATCCTTGTCAGGGTCGCCCTTTTCTGTGTAGCACTGGAGTTCTAGGCATTCGATCAGGCGCTTACAAGTGTGGCTGACCTGTAGGCGTACCTGTCCTTTGCCGTTTTCTAGCAATGCCTGGACAGCGGCTACACGGTCACGCACTGGCGGGTTTGCCCGTGGTGACTGGTTTGACATGCCGTAGCTTTCTAGGATCTGGATATCGGTTTGACTGGCGTTGGTGCTGCGGTTACCGCCGGACGCGTCAGGGTAGATGTAGATCCTGCGGTCTGGGTAGCGTGCTTTGATCTGCTGCGCTAGTGCATCGGTGTCGTGAGCGCCGCTGATCTCATCGATGACTAGCAGGCTGCTGCCGAGTTTGACACCGATGATGGCTGACATGTTGCCAACGTTGAAGTCAACGCCGATGCGTAGCGGTTCGCGGTCTGTGTTTGGCAGGCTGCTGATGATGTGCTTGGTGCGATCAAAGCGGTCGTAGATGACGCCTGTTGTGAGGTTGACGAACTCACCTTCTAGGTAAGCCTTTAGCAGGTTGGGGTCGTAGTTTGCTTCTAAGCGCTCGATAAAGTCAGGCGGCAGGTGCGGGTTATCTGAGGACCGCATTTTGATTAGCTTGCGGTCTTGACGATCTTTAGCCTGCTCGCTGCCAAAGGTCGTCCACATCCAGCGGAAACCTTCTGGCGTGGATGCTGCGCCAAATTGCCTGACGTTGCCGGAGCGTAAACGACCAAGGATCTTAGGGAACGCTTTGTTGGCAATGCTCGGCGTTACGGTATCGATTTCATCGGCAAGGACCCATGCAAGGTTCAAGCCGATGATGCGTGACCAGTTCTCGAAGCTACGGCACAGAATCTTGGTATCACCGCCTGGTAGGTGGAGCATGTATTCAGGAAGCGGTGATGCCCTGAAGGTGTAGGGGATGTCGTAAGCCTCTAGGAACTGCTCAAAGTCGTTCTGCCAGATATCACGGATCAAAGGTCCGGTCGGTTCCATGACCGCACCGATAAAACCTTGATTAGCGGCTGCGAGCATGACAGCCTTGGCGCATAAGGCTCGCGTTTTACCTGCGCCGTACCCTGCGCTGATGCCAATGATCTGCGTTGCGGTGTCGTCTACAAAGGCAAGCTGCCCAGGGTGCAGGTCAGCCTTGATGCGCTCTAAAAGTTGCTGAGTGTCCTGCTGGGTGCTGGCTTCCATGAAGCCCAGCAGTGAACCGGGTTGACAGATGCCCGCCAGAACACTCATGACATTGGGAACTGCAGAAGCTTGGCTTGGTCTTCTAAGGCTTTAATGGCGATGCCGAGATTGCCACGAGCACGAGCTTCACGCTCGTAATCTTGAAGACGAGCGATAGCAGCAGCTAGCCATTCTGGGCGTTCTAGAGCAGCGTCTAGCTTTTGTAATTCTCTAGCGCGAGCGATGTAATGTTCAGTTTGCCGTTCACCTACGCCCCAGTTTTCCGAAGCGTAACGAATAATTTGTGTTCTACTATTTGCGTGCAGGAGTAGATCGTAGATCGCATTAACGCGATCCTCAGATTCAGCTTTGGTGCATTTCTTGCCCATAGCCTAGATGATAGCCGATTTTATTATGACATAAGAAGGTAGCAAGGAATATCTTGGTCGGTCAATGGTTTTGGTCAAGTTGACGGAGTTGGTTGATTTTTGGTTCGACTAGGTGGTGTGAGGAGACGGTGCCGCAGGTTTCGCCTATGCAGACGCGGACGCTGCCATCAGACAAGTTTTCCAAGGTCGGTTGGACGGATGTGGCGGCAGATTCGATCAGCGAATTCAGGCGGTCTCTGGGGGTCATGGTGCTGGCGGTAAAGGGCTAGGTAGTAGTCATCCAGCAGTTTGAGCATTTCCTGAGGACTGGCTTTGACGCGTTTGCGTTTGGGCATTGACGGTGGGTTTGTAGACGGTGTTGAGGACGGCGGCTGCAATGCTCTCGATGATTGGGCGTGGGGCACAGCCACGAGATGCACCTAGGGCAGCCTGTACGGCGCGGTGGTAGGCGTTCAGGGTCAAGGGAGCCACAGAGCCCCCAGCGCCTACTGCAGGGTCGCCCAGAGCACGCAGACGCATCAACGTGGAGCGATCCATGCCAAGGGCTTGAGCTTGACGGGTGATGTGTTCGTTTTCGGCGGCGGTCAAGCCGACTTTGACGGCGGTGCGTTTTTCGCTCACAGCTCAGTAGGGAAGCGGGGTTTCGGCGGGTTCGGGCTGGAAGTCCCGTGGATCAGTGACCTGGACCTTCGGCTCAGCGCCGTGGTCAGGGTCGCGTAGCAGGTTGCGGTAGGCGGCTGGATTTAGGTGACCGGGTGGTGGGTTGTCGAGATCTTCCAGCGTGCAGCGCCCTGCCGCGATGAGGCGTTCTAGGAGCTGACGGGCGCCGTGCTCAGTGGACAGGCGCTCTAGGCGTTTGATCGCCATTAAGAGAATGCCTCCTGCCGCTGGCGCTCTTCCTCAGCCCATGGGTGACGCACGAAGCGCCCGATGGGATTTTTGACGCCGGGCGTTTGGATCGGTGGGCAGAACGTGCAGTAGTAACCCTCGCTGTCGTACATGCCGATGGCGTTCTCGCTGCTGACCGGGCTGTAGTGAAAGCGTGGGTCGCCTAGCTCGGTTTCAGCGAAGTGCTGCGAGCCTGCGAGGCGGTACTGGGTTTTGGGGCTGATGCGTTCTTTGTTGTCAAAGACCTGGTGGACGTATTTGGTGCGGTTGTCGTAGTCGAAAAGTTTGAGCGCCATCAGAAGGTGTAGGTGTCGTGGTTGATCATGTCTGGGTTGACCGGGCGGTCATGGACGGTGGCGTAACGCTCGTCGCGTAACCAGCGGAAGCAGTCGGGCAGCGGTGAAACGAAGCTGTCGCCTGCTGCGTGCTGATACTGGATCTCAGCTTCCAATGCTTCGACGATGGTGTCAGGCGATTGGGTGCGGATCGTCTTCTGCCACTGAGCAAGCGCCTTTGGCTTGGACAGGGAGGTAGCGCGTATGGGTGCTGAGCGGTACAAATCCCAGAACCTCTCGAACGCGTCATCGCCTTTCGTTTTTGCCCTGCGCTGAACGGGCTCAAACTCCGCTGCAAACTCGCTTTGCAGCTTTAAAAGTGGGATGTTGTTACTGGGTTCTTGTTCAGGTGATCTTGTTAGTGGAGCATTTTTGCTCCGGGTAGGTGGAGCATTTTTGCCGGGGGTACCCGGAGCATTTTTGACCCGGGTCATTTTTGACCTAGGTCCTTTTTGCTCCAGGTTCTCCAGCTTCATCCGGTAGACCGTCGTGCGCCCGGGGCGGGTTTCTATACCTATCCAGCCCTCACTTACAAGTGTACTTAGGCTTCGCTGAACGACCTTTTCGCAAATACCTGTCTCGCGGCTAATTGTGGCTACAGATGCAAAGCAGCCATCTGTAGAGTTCCAGCCGTGACGATACAAGCAAGCGTAAACAGCCCAGATCTTGTAATCAGGTTGGCTGTCCATCAAGCCATATGGGATGATGGTAAAACCAGCCGAATGTATGGCAGCCTTCATTAAAAGGCTCCTACGCAAAAAACAAAGCGCATGGTAAGCTTGCAGTGTTGGAAATGTTCAACCACGCCCGGCAGGTGCTCCCCTGCTGGGCGTTTTTTATTCTGCCACAGATTTTTGCAGTCGGCTCATCAGTTCCTCGCGTGATGTGACGGCTTCGTCTAGCAGTTGATTGATGAATGCTTTTTGCGAGTGATAGGACGGCATGACCGCTTTAATGCGTTCAAGGATGGTGTCGTCAATGGCGACGTTGGTGGCTTTGCCGATGGCCATAAGGGGTTGCGCGAAGCGTAGATCGCGTGTAGATTACACCGAAACCAGCCATCGCGCAACGTGTTGCCTCCGATTCCAGGTCTTCAGTTCTACCCACAAGCTCATCGTTATCGCTATAAAAATCGCTGGCTTTTGACAAGTGTGACAAAAGTTGCCAACAGAACAACACCAGAGCAAGCAAAACAATTTGAAAAAACGCGGCACATTTGGGAGCCAAGGGGAAACACAATCCATTCATTTTGCGAGGCATTATTGCTTGGAAAAGAAAAGGTAAGCGGAGACTATGAAGCGTGGACAAATGCGCTAGAGAATTGCTGGCTATTTCAAGACTGCGAACCATTAGCGGTTGAATACACATTGTGCGATCAAAAAAAAGGCGTCGCAGGAACCTTTGATTTTCTGCTTAGAACATCATCTGGTAAAGTTGTTTTGGGTGACTTAAAAACAGTTGGCAACCAAAACTCTTTAAAAAGGAGAAAACCGGCAACTGCGCAACTTGGTGGATACTTGTCAATGCTTATAGATCATTATCCCGCATTGCACGTGGACTGGTGTTATACCGTTGTTTCTGGGCCAGATGAATGCAAAATTCTCCAAGACACGCCAGACGAATGTTTATCGGCCTGGATTGACGCTTGGGACTTTTATAAAATCGAAAATTATCCATTTTGAATGTGAAAGAAAACGGATCGCTGGATTGGGATGCCATTTTCTCTTGTCATCCAGAATTGTCTCCACCTGGATACGAAGAAGCAGTTAAACAGGCAAAGCTTGACTCTGCCAAAAGGTACAAACAGAAAGGCCAAAAGCGGGCTGGCAGCAGCGGCAAGAGCAAACCGGCTCATGCGAAAAACGAAAACCAGCGCAAAAGGGGTTGACACTGTGGTGGATTTGACCCATAGTGGCGGTGTCGCCGGGATACCAGCCTGGTGACTAGCAACAGGTTTTGCCCATTGCGTCAACTCCATGTCACGTGTCTACCTAGAGCAAGACGTTTATGAAGCGTCAATAAAACGTCTTGATTTTGTGTTTGCAAACTTCAAACGTGTCTACGTCTCCTTCTCTGGGGGCAAAGACAGCGGCGTGCTGCTTAACCTTGTGATCGACTACGTTCGCTCCCGAAATCTGGACATCAAGATTGGCGTCCAAATCATGGACAACGAAGCAAATTACACGCACAGCGAGGAGTTTATGCACCGCATCCTCCGCGCAAACAGCGACATCCTTGATGTCTATTGGTGCTGTTTGCCGATTACCCTTCCATGCACCGTCAGCTCTTATGAGATTGACTGGCAATGCTGGGGCGAAGCTGACCGTCACCGTTGGATTCGCCCAATGCCAACTGACGACTACATTGTTAACTTTGAAAACCATCCTTTTGGCGACCTGTTTATTGAAAACATGGATTACGCCACCTTTTGGGACATGTTCGCGGAATGGTACAGCCAAGGCGAGCCCTGCGCCAACCTGATTGGCATCCGTACTGTTGAGTCACTTAACCGCTTTCGCGCCATCCTCAACCAAGACAAGGAGACGATGCTAGGGCAGATGTGGACCAAGAAAAACACGGACCACACCTACAACTGTTACCCCATCTACGACTGGCGCACAGAGGACATCTGGACCGCAAACGCAAAGTTTGGCTGGGATTACAACAACCTGTACGACGTGTTCTACATGGCAGGCATTCCCATCAAAAAGATGAGGGTGGCATCGCCGTTCATGTCAGAGTCCAAGTCCAGCTTGGCGATGTATCGCGTGATTGACCCGCCGATTTGGGCGCGGCTTTGCGCTCGCGTTGGTGGCGCAAACTTCATGGCGACCTACGGCAAGCAGCTTGATTACAAGTCCTTCCGCTTACCCGCAGGGCATACCTGGAAGTCTTTTGTCAAGTTTCTGCTGGCAACGCTGCCCAATCAATCAAGCGAAAATTTTAAGCAGCGCTTCATCCAGTCGATCCGCTACTGGGGACGGGTGGGGCGCGGTCTTCCTGAATCAATTATTGAAGCTCTTAGCCGCATTGGGATCCGCTTCTACATCAATGGCACAACCCGTCATGGCGGCAACAACCTTCGCCGCGTCGTGATCAAAGTTCCACCTGATCACCTTGATCAACTGCCATGCCACAACAGCATGGTCACTTCGTGGAAACGCTTTGCCATCACTGTCCTAAAGAACGACCACACCTGTAAGTACCTCGGGCTGGCGCCAACGCAAGAGCAACAGCGCCGCCAGAAGTCGATTCAACGCAAGTACAGCCAAGTTCTCAAGCGTTCTGCCAAATGAAAATTATCAACGCTACCCAGCTTCCAACCGATCGCGTCGTGCAATGCCCGCGTGGTGGTTTCACCAGCCACCGCCTTGTCGTTGAAGGTGACGGCATGGGCTACAGCATGACTAAAACCGTTATCCACCCTGGCAAGCCTCACCGCTGGCACTATCAACATCATTTAGAAACTTGCTATTGCGTCAGCGGCAAGGGCGTGCTGATTAACGAGGCAACTCAGGAGATCACGGACATAGGGCCTGACGTGACTTATGTGCTGGACAACCACGACGCCCACACGTTTGAGGCGCTAGAGCCCACCGTGCTGATCTGCGTTTTCAACCCACCCCTTAAAGGGGATGAGTTGCACGACGAAAACGACTCGTATCCATGGCGTTCGCCTGTGTACTCGGTTCGCAGCGTGCCGATTGAAAAGGTCACCGCCAACGACTACAACCCCAACTCAGTGGCACCGCCTGAAATGGCGCTGCTGGAAACTTCCATCTGGGAAGACGGCTACACCCAGCCCGTGGTCGTTGTTCACGATGCCGAGCGTGATCTGTACGTCGTGGTGGACGGCTTTCACCGCTACCTCACGCTAAAGAACAGCGATCGCATCCGCGAACGGGAAGGTGGTCGCTTACCAGTAGTTGTGCTGCGCAAGGAGCTGCACGATCGTATGGCATCCACCATCCGCCACAACCGCGCTCGTGGTTCGCACAACATCGAGTTGATGAGCGTGATTGTTGCCGAGCTGATTGAGATGGGCAAAGGCGATGTTTGGATCTGCAAGCACATTGGCATGAGCCCTGATGAGCTGCTGCGCCTTAAGCAAGTGACTGGCCTTGCCTCGTTGTTCTTAGGCAAGGATTTCAGCAAGGCTTGGGACGTGGAACAGATTGACGACGTAACCGAGGACCTAGAGCGTGAAGCTGAAGAGGATCTGGTTGCCGGTTGACCAGTGGGAGGAGATCAAGTTCAACATGTGGGGAGAGGTGTCTGAGCGGCGCCTTTTCCTGCAGAGAGCGGTCATTTTCACTGGCAACCACCGCCTTTATGGGCGATACATGCAGCGGGTCACAAAGGAGTGGCCCAACAGCTGCCTTAACGCGCTGACGGATTACAACCTCAACCGGAAGGCGTGGATCGGACACGCAGCCTGCGCTTTGGCGCTGCGCTGCCCTGAGGACATCACACGACAAGCCTGGGGGCTGCTAACTAATGAGCAAAGGATTTTGGCGAACCGCCAAGCAGAGCGAGCCATTCACGCCTGGGAGGTGCGCTACCGAGCGGGTCTCGGAATACGTGAAGACGTGGCAAGGCCGGTGTTATTCGGAGGGGATTCCTGATGAGGTGCCAGTCAAGGTGGCAGCGTCAGGGCGTGCGCCTTCGTGGAGAGCGGTTGCAATAGCGTTGCTGCAAAACGACTTGCATTTGTACCAGCTGGGTTTTGCAAGACCTGCATACGACCAGCAGCGCCGCGCTGTGCGGCTGGGGCAGATTGCTGTTCACGGTGTACCAGCAGAAGGCACTCAGTTGGAGCTGTTCGAATGAAAGCTACTTACGAACAAGTGTTGCAAGCCATTGAGGATTGGAACCTGACAGATTGCATTGCGGTACGCCGCGTTGGCGGGCGTGTAGCGCTGACGATTGAGGGGAAAGAACAGGTATATCCAGCTTGGCTAGCGCTGCAAAAGGTGAACCTACTAGGGGTTGAACTACGAACCAATGTTAAAACTGTCCCGACTTGACTGGTTCTAGGTTGCCTTTGGGTGGGTTTTGACCCATACTAAGGGGACCGGAGGCAAACGGCCCTCCACTACACCCCGAGAGAAATGAACGCAACTTTCACCTGTCCCTTCTGCAACGGCACTGGCCACCTGCCTCACTACAGCCATGTGCAAAATGGCGACTGTTTTGCTTGCGGTGCTAGCGGCAAGCTGCAAGATACAACTGCTTTTCTCGGCAGCAACTCGGATGTGGTGCTGACCGTCTGGACACACAACGGTCAATTCAACGGCGCTGAACTCCGCCAGCGCACTTGGAAGATTACAAACTCATCCCACGGTCAATACAAAGAGTGGGGCCGTGATCGTTTCTACCGCGAAATCAATAGCGCAGATGAAGCCCGCGAGATCTGGCGCAATTCCAAGCAGCTCGGCATCATTACCTCGCTGGTTGACTGACCATAACGCGGTCCGCTGGAACCGCACCCAATACGGCAACACCTACCCATCGCGCCATGACCGAATCTGACACCTACTGGACATTTGCCACTGCCTACCAACACGGTGGTGGTTTTATGCAAGCCTTAGCTCAAGCAGGAATGCGTGCTGATCCGCAAAATAAAAGCCGCATTCTTGTTGCATTCCCTGAACTAATTGACGACTACGGTCCTACAACCAAACTGCACACCCAACTTCGCTCAGGAGCCTCTAACTAATGACCAGCCCTACCCTGCCTCACTTCACCAAGCTGCCTGTAACAACTAGCCAGTCATTTTCTGCTACACCGGCACCTGTTGCTGTACGCCGTCAACCGCGTGTACGCAGGCAGCGTAAGCAAAGGAAAACTCTTAACGTCGTCAACAACTTCATCTGCTTTTTGTTTGCTGCAACCGTCTTTGCCATGATTGGCATTGAAGCCAGCGGGCATCACGGCAGCACCCATGGCGGCACACAGGAGGTTCAGCGGTGAATCCTTACAACCTGACTTGGCAAACGCGCCTGCTGTTCTGGTTGCTATCCAAACGCCCAGACGTAGACGCCATCAACCTGTTCACACCTACTGATCATCTTGAACGCTGTTTACTTCACGCCACAGAACGATGCCGTTGAACTTCCGCAGTGCCGTCAAATCTGTTCCCGGTGAGCTGATCTACACCGGCTACACGTGGGAAACTAAGCGCGAACACTACTTCATGCGCCATAGTAACTGGGCTAAGGCAAGTGAAGTGCGTGAGATCCGCAAACTCTACGCCGCTCGCCTTTGGGATGAATGTGGCATCACCGTTGACCTTGAAGAAGGCTTTCAATGACCGAAACAATCAACTACCCAAAATCAATCGAGGCGGTGCCTTATCGCTGGCGCAACCTTGAGCAAAGTGTCAAAAACGGCAAGAAGCAAGGCGGAAAAACTGCATTTATGCATTCGCCTGTTGAAGGCTTTGCTGATGTGATGGTCTTTGAGCCAGATCATGAGGACTGGTGGGCGGTTGTGCCTTCTACTGTCCCGATCCGTGCTGCCATCCGTGGTCCTGCACAAAACGGCAACGACCTTATCGCTTGGGCCTTGCCTTTAGCGAATCAACCATCTGAAACGCAAGCTGCTATCAAGGAGCGCACTTTGACTACACCGATCATGGATCAAAACAAAATTGACGCCGAGCAACGTCAGAAGGAAATGCACCAGGACAGGCTGCAACGCTTAGTGCTGAAGGGTGAGTGGCTAGAGAAATATGACACGCAGCTCAAAGTGATTCAAAGCACCGTCGTGAACGCCATGGGTGACTGGTACGACGACGACAGCGATACCTGCCATCAAGACGCTATTTTTCAGATGAATGACGCTCTGTCACTTTTGACTGACATCGTGCGTGATCTTCGCTATGAATGCTTCTGCCCAGATGAGCAGCGCAAAGGCGTGTTGTACTACCACGGCTTCAAAGGCGCTGTAACTGAGGTTGTCAACTTTAACAAGGACCAAGAGTAATGCTGCGTGCTTTGTGGCGTCTGTTCAAACGCATCCTTGCTTTGTTTGATCATCTTCCCAAAGAAGACTGCATCACGTTTAGCCCGATGCAGCAGTACATGCTTGACAGTGAATCCGAGTGGCAGGTTGCTTACTTGGAGTATTGCTGGCAGCTAGACGCCTCAAGGCATTACCAAGAGGATCAAATGTTTTAATCATGGGGCATAGCGGAGCAATTCCCATTGGTTGTTCGGCTTGCTGCCTGCGTAGGGGATGCCACTGGTCGGGCTAACTGGTGGACCGCAACTTCCCAAGCGCATGAAGCTACAGGTTCCCAGCGAGGACGCGGTGTAGTTCCAGAGGGTGCGTTCTCCCTTTTAGAGGCACCGTGTAAGCAGCCTTCCGCTTGTAAGTCCCCTATCAACTAGATTTACACACTTCTCTTTCTCATGACTGACAACAACCACCCGATCACCCCGCCGGATTACTTGGTAAAGGAGTGGAGTTCTATGAACTGGCAGGAAGGGTCACAAGCTGCTTTTGCTAAAGCCGCCCGCTGGGGCGCTGATCAGGAGCTGGAAGCAATACTGACGTGGTTGCGAATTTACCATTTCAACAGTCGTGCGGATGCTCTTCTTGCTGCCCGCCGCCCCAAGCCGCAGAGCTTGAAGGAGCAGGCGCTATTAGCTATCGACACCGCTGTTGCTGATTATCGTATAGCAGCAGATGTTGCTGACGTTGTTCGCCGTGCTCTTGAACAACTTTCCGAC